AAATGCTTTCACTTTGTAGGCGTAAAAGTTTCCCCGCAGGCACAGACAGGTGACCACCAGCTCCCAAAACTCCTGCGGCGTCATATAGCCATTGGGATGCGTGGAAATCAGCTTATGCAGACGTTCGCCGGTGGCTCTCTGTTTCAGGTTGCCGTTCAGGTGATACAGGTTGCAGGGCAACATCCCGACCGACTCTGCCAGCACCCTGACGCAGGAAAAAACCGCCGTCAGTCGCATGGCCCGCTGACTGCTGATCTGCTTTCCGGTATAGGTGTCGTAGGACAGCCCGATAGCGTCCGCCAGCTCTGCTGGCGTGGTCACCGGTGCGTCACTTTTCCGTTGAAATAATCCCGAAAAGAACACTATTTACCTCCGCCGACAGACGACTGTGTACGGTCGAGATATCGCGCCACCAGCCACGACCAGAACAGGCACAGCGCCCCGGCAACAACAAAACCCGCCGGGGGATAAATCAGCCAGGCACCATACGCCAGCAAAAGCGCACCCAGCACGCCCACCAGAGGCGCTAAAATCAGCATGATCATAATTACCTCAGTTAAAGCGAGCGGATCCCATAGGACTCAATGTGGTCAGACAGCGTGTCTTCTTTCTCGTACAGCATGGCTCTGCCAACCGCCATAATCAGCGCAACTGCACCGTCAATTTTGTTTTCCGCCTGCTCTTTGACGGGCTTCACCACATCATCGTTACCCGGCATGTTTTTGCCGACCACGTTGCCGATACACCAGGTCATGATGGGATTGCCGTCATGATGAAAACGTCCCGATTCAATCGCTGCTTCCAGCTCTTTCATCGGATCGGACATATTGGTGAAGTTCTGGACGATAGTGACGGGATTCAGGTCTTCATCAGCAAGGTCATGTGACAGCCCGGTCGCCCCGAAGGGGTCGATGGGTGACTCGCTGACCGGGCTGATTTTGTTCGCCGCTTTGGCCTCTTCGAGGATGTAGCGATAATCCACCTCTGCACCATCGGTAACGGTCAGGACGCCCATTTCCACCCATTTCTGAAAGCGTTCGGCTGTCCGGCGATCTTCATTTTTCTCGACGCTGTACACCGTGTCATACGGTACCCAGAAACGCGGGGCCACACTGTAGTAATGCGTTTTACCGTCAATCTCGCGGGTATAAAGTCGCGCCATGCTGTTCATATCCAGTTTACGCGCCAGGTCAAAGGCCAGAATGCACGGCTGCCCCTCGAATTGCTCAAGAGTCAGTGATTTATCCTCGCAGCTCTGCCAGCTCACCAGGTTGAAATACGCCGAACGCGCCGACACCCAGATATTGAGGTGTTTTGTTTTAAAGACGTTTGCCAGACGGGCGTTATTTTTCGCACGCTGTTGCTGACTTAACAAAAACTCACGGTAAACCGACACCCCGATATTCGGGTTGGCTTTTTCCAGCACCTGTGGGTTGGTCCAGTCGTCACCTTCGTCAACGGTATAGATGATCCCGAACAGTTCATCGTTGGGTACCGAACCGTTGAGCATCTCGATAACTTCCCGCCGTTTGTCGTAGCACGGCCCCTCAATGTTGTACCCGGCAGTAGTAATGGCCCACATCAGTGGCTGACGTCGCGCCCCCATCCCGGTAAGCATCGTGGTGTAAAGCGCATCGGTGGCGTGCTCGTGATATTCATCCACCACCGCATAGTGGGGTGATGATCCATCACCGGGGTTACCGATCAGCGGTTCAAACCGCGCGCCATCCTCCGGACGGTTCATGTTTGAGGCGTTAACCTCAATCCCGAACGCTTCCGTCAGCATGGGTGTGCGTTTACACATCAGTCGTGCCGGACGAAAGACTTCCCATGCCTGTTTCTCCGTCGTGGCACCGGAATACACTTCCGCGCCGAACTCGTTATCACAGGCAAAACAATACAGGGCAACACCGGCAGAGATTGCCGATTTGCCGTTCTTACGGGGGATTTCGGTATACACCTCCCGGAAGCGGCGCAGCCGGGAGCCTTTATTGACCCAGCCAAACGCGCAGCAGATCACAAAGAGCTGCCACGGCTCCAGCGTGATGGGCATCCGTTTGAATGCCCACTCACCCTTGGTGTGCGGCAACAGCTGAATAAATTTCGCGGCCCGTTCAGCCTGGTCCTTGTCGAAGCGGTAACGAAACGACTTACTTTTTTCCGCCATCAGGTCATCAAGATGGCGCTGGCAGGCCTGAATCACAAACTGGCAGGCCACAATCTTTCCGCGCACGACATCCCGGGCATACTGATTTGCAGCATTTACGTTGGGGTAAGATTTCCGGCTCATGATTCGATAATTTTCAGAAACGGGTTAGTGGCTTTCTTCTGCCCCGCCAGGCCAATCAGACGCTGGCGGCTGCTGGGGTCGAGTCCGAGCATTGCCCCCGTGCTGCTCATCTCGGACTCCTGTTCTTTCTTGGCGGTCAGCTCCGGATTTTTGACCATGCCACCCATTGCACCGGTGATGGTGTTGCCCTGTCTGGCAATATTTTTCACGGCACGTCGCCAGAACTCATAGGCCACGCACCACCGCTCAAGTACCGCCAGGTCAGTCACGCACAGCAGGCCCTGACCGCAGAGTTCTTTGGTTGTCAGTTGCCACATGATCGTGGCGAGAGGGAGATCTTCTTCAGCGAACCACTCCGGTGGCTCAACACCTTTGATGGGCGTAAAAACAGGTTCATCTTTATTCAGGGCTCGCTTGCCGGGGTTTCCGGCCAGCGCCTTGCGCGCCGTTGGCTTGGGGCGACGCCCGGAACGCCCCGCCGTTCCAGCCATATGCGGCACTCCTGGTTAAATTTCATTTTTCGCGGGTATAAAAAAACGATGGGGCGGGCAGTCCGGAAGACGTCAGGTCACAGAGATTTGACCCGCCCCTCCCCTCAGACAGTTGAGAGTTATTATCACTTAAGCCGTTCACGGGCCGTCTTCGCCTTATGACACGGCCAGCACAGACTCTGCAGATTACTGTCGGCATCAGTGCCGCCATGTGCTTTAGGGATGATGTGGTCAACGGTTTTCGCTTCACGCGCCACACCGGCACGCAGACATAACTGACACAGGCCTTTGTCACGTTGCAGCACACGCACACGGATAACATCCCACTTAGAACCATAACCGCGCTGATGACGGGATTGTCCTGACTTGTATTGCTTCCAGCCTTCGCTTTTGTGGCTTTCGCAGTAGCCTGACGGGTCTGTCGTGGTATTACGGCAGCCGCGAACGCGGCAGGCTTTTGGAGTTCGAGGGGGCATAAATATATTCCTGATCTTTGTCCGGACTATTTGCCTGCTGCCAGCAAAGCGTTACGGCGCATCTCGATACTTCGAATCCCCGCTTTGTCAATATTGCATTGTCCCAACGCCGAAAGCAGGCTCACATTCAGATCCAGACTGGCCCCATAGGTCAGCGGCTCGGGAATGACTGGCTGGGGAGTTTCAGTAGTCAGGCTTGCTGGCAACGGTACCGCCGGAATCGGTACGTAAACTGTTCGCGTACTTCCGCAACCGGTCAGCAGCGGCAGCAGGCACAGGACGTGAAGCACAATCATCATCCGCAACAGCCACTTTGATATCTTCCTGGGTTCTCTGTGACTCCAGTGTGATCTGCTGTTTTGCATGCTGGTTAGCCTCCAGAACTGTATTGACGATTTGCAGTGATTGCAGGACGTTATTGGTAATGACAGTTGCCGATTTGGCATTTTGTACAGCCTCATCAGCACGTTTCTTTTCGTGCTGATATTTGCTGTAGTAGTGGTTGGCAGACCAGATGAAAGAACCGATGACAGTAAAGAAGAATGCAGCGATAACCAGCTTATAGCTCAACTTCATTTACCACCCCACCAGCCTCTTTAAACCGGGAAATCAGATCACTGATTTTATGTTCATACTGACCATAACCTGCACCAGGTAACGACGCCCAGATATTGCTGCAACGATCGATAGCCTGACGGATATCACCGCGATCAATCATCGGTAAAGCGCCACGCTCCTTAATCTGCTGCAATGCCACAGCGTCCTGGCTTTTCGGAGAGAAGTCTTTCAGGCCAAGCTGCTTACGATAGGCATCCCACCAACGGGAAAGAAGCTGGTAACGTCCGGCGGCTGTTGATTTGAGTTTTGGGTTTAGCGTGACAAGTTTGCGAGGGTGATCGGAGTAATCAGTGAACAGTTCGCCACCAACAATAACATCATAACCGTGGTTACGTGTCGGTTGTCGCCCGTTATCCGTTCCTTCTGACCATGCCACCATATCCAGGAAAGCTTTACGCTGGGAATTTAGTGCCTGCATAAATTACTCCTTCGAGCTACCAAATTTGTTACCGATTACTCGCATTGCAGCCCCACGAATAGCATCGACACCGATCAGCCCCACGCCACCACCAATGGCAACAGAAAGCGATTTAGGCCATCCGACATATTCAAGAGCGGATGCAAAGGTCAGCGTCAGAGCGCCACAGAGCAAAATCTCGAGCGTTTTTCGCTTCCAGCCACCACCACCGCCAAAATAGGCGATGCGCAAACCAGCCATAACGATCGACATAATCACTGCACCCAGCGGTGTGTCTCCACGCCACCAGCTCTGAAACAACTCCAGCCAGTCCGGCCAGGTATTTGGGTTATGAGGCATTTCGTCATCTCTCACCTCGCGATATTTGCGGGTGCTGTGTTGGAAATAAAAAGGCCACGCAACGTGGCCACCAGAATTATTTCCCCACCAGTTCACTTACCTCTTTCACCGTCTGATTAAACCGCTCTGACTCAAGTTCAACACCTAACGCCCGACGCCCCAGCGCCATTGCTGCTTTTATTGTGGAACCGGATCCCATAAAGAAATCAGCAACCAGATCACCAGGTCGACTACTGGCATTGATTATTTGCCGGAGCATATCCGTCGGTTTCTCGCACGGATGTTTACCCGGGTAGAACTGAACGGGCTTATGCGTCCAGACATCGGTATAAGGCACGGAGACTGATACGGAGAAATAGCGCCGGAGAGATTTAAACTCATCCAGCAATTCAGAATATTTGCGATTCAGTGAATCATAAGATGCCACCAGCTGGTGGTGTGGTTGTTCCAGTTGTTGTTCCTGAAACTTCTCTGCCGCTATACGGGAAAACAGTGCCTGTAACTTCCGATAGTCAGCCTCATTCGGCAACTGCCACTGACTGGCACCAAACCAGTGGGAAACCATATTTTTCTTACCTGTGGCTTCGGCAATTTGTTTTGCCGTTATACCCAGTTCGGCACGAGCATCCCTGAAATACGATATCAGCGGTGCCATTATGTGCTGTTTGAGTTCCCTTTCTTTTGCCGCATAGCCGTCACTTTTGCCGCGATATGGCCCCCGGTAATGTTCAGCAAACAGAACGCGCTCTGTGGCAGGAAAATATGCGCGCAGACTTTCTTTATTACACCCATTCCAACGTCCGGACGGCTTCGCCCAGATGATATGGTTAAGCACGTTGAAACGTTCACGCATCATGATCTCAATATCAGATGCCAGGCGATGCCCACAGAACAGGTAAAGGCTTCCGGCAGGTTTCAACACCCGCCAGAACTGGGCCAGACAGTGGTCCAGCCACTTAAGGTAATCTTCGTCCCCTTTCCACTGATTGTCCCAACCGTTAGGTTTCACCTTGAAGTAAGGCGGATCGGTAACAATCAGGTCAATGGAATCATCAGGCAGGGACTGAATAAAATGCAGGCAATCAGCGTTGATTAAATCAACACTGTTTATTTTTACAGTATTTTTCATGGATCAGTAAGCGTAACTCTGGTAGGCTCACTCTGCTTTTGCGCTAAAGCAGTGGGCCGTGGTTCGCTTGTGACCAGTAAGCATGAGCGAATGGCTGGCAGGTGCTACCAACACCCACCAGCCGCCCATTTTCACAGCAGGAAACCGCCATTACTGGCAGCGTCTGAATTTATTCCCGTACCCGCCGTTATCCTTCGCCAGACCCGCCAGAACTAACTGAGTCAGTATTAACTGGCACCGGGCTTCGCTTACTCCGGTAGTTCTCGTCATCATGCGTGGCGTTACCCACTTGTCAGCAGGTAAGAAATGAAGGACTGCGGCGGCGGTTTCTGTCATATCTTGCTGTTTTAGCATGTCTTTTTCCCTTCTGGTTAACATGACATACCAATAACTCTTGTCTAAAAATCCAGCAAGATAAAAAGTCAGTATTCACGACCACCAGCGTGTTTACTGTACTGCACCAAGTTTACAGGTACAAAAAACCCGCTCAGTGGCGGGTTCTTAAATCTTATCAACGGTAGACATACAAAGCCCATCGTTGGGAAAATCTCATCCATATTTTTTGAAAAATGCAAGCATCATGTCGCCATCTTCGGCGAAAATCATTTATCTTGTCACTTTTCTCAATTGTGTCTCTGCATATGCTTCTTCCTGCCAGCACTTTGTAACCAGTTTATCAATGACATCTGCATATCCTTTGTACCACTGATAATCCGTCAGATCCGGTACCAGCTTCTGGACATGATGCCGCGCCAGTGTGGTTGGTAAACGGCTAAACCGGTTTCCATTGCAACGCCCACAAACCTTATAAACAGGCGCACCATGAAGCCGGGTTCTTTTTTCATCCAGTACAATACCTTTCCCCTTACACCCTCTACACGCTGTGCTGACCTCTCCCTTACCATAACAATGCTGACATAGTTCCTTCACCCACTCTTCCTTGATAACAGATTCCCCGCTTCTGGAGTGTTTCACCACTTCGCGCAATACATTATGAAATCCAGTACCAGCACAATGCTCACAGCGAGCCTTACTTGCAGCAGACCTGGAATAATCAGCAAAGGCAAAATTCACAAGGTAAGGGATGATCTGTAACCGGGTTTCTTCACTCAATTTGTTCAATGTCGGGTTATCCAGTGCCATCGCGTAATTGAGCAGACCTTCAATCGCAAACTGAGGATCCTGAACACCAACTTTTGCCAGAAATAAGGCAAACCCAAGCGGTGCTTTCGACTGCACCATCCCCTGCGCAGCCATCACATCCGTAATCGTTAAACCACTCGAGCCTGTCGCCGGTGCCTCATCGCTCAATTTGGGAGATTTTGGGGAGTAATATTTTGGTAAGGCTTCAAGGTTCATGCTCGTTCTCCACTTACGCCAGTACGCCTATTGCCAGCGCACGATCGATAAAACGAAATATCAGCTCCAACTGGGAGCCATACTTCTCTTCAAATGCCACGGTATCCGCATGCAGCTCGTCGTGATGCTTTCTGCACAAAGGCAACACAAAGAGGTCATGCGCTTTTGTACCCATTCCCCCCTGACCGTGGCCTATCAGGTGGTGGGGATCATCAGCGGGCTTTCCACAACATGCACACGGCTGTGTCTTAACCCAGCGCGTGTACTTTTCATTAACCCAGCGGCGACGTTTTGGGCGTAACATAAAAGACTCCGGCGACTCCGGATCCACTTTCAGCGCCAGCACCTTTTTCGCCTTATCCTGGATGATGCTGGTGGCAGGAACCGAAGGCACAAGGTCACTTTCCCGGGTGACAGACGGCACAACAGGCTTCGGTAATCTCAGTGCCTTACGGGCTGCACTTTCCGGTAAGGCATCCGCCAGGTCATTACGAACCAGCCACCAGCACAGTTCCGGCATTGTCACAACGTGACTATCATCAAAACCGAGATCCCGACGCACAACAGACAATACCCAGCGGGCACAGTTATCCGTTGCCATTGATTCCAGCCGTTCCGTGAACTGATCGCGCAACTGGTTATCGCAGTGCCAGCACAGACGGATTGCGCCCGGCGCGTGCCGCATTGTGGTCATGTTCTCGCTGTGCCAGTCGGAATGAGGCCACTGACAGCCCTTTTCACGAAGTAACCAGCTTTCAAGACATTCCACGCCACCAGCACGACGGATCACTGCCTCATTGCGGAACACGCCCCGAACGGCAGGATCATCCGCCAGCGGTTGTGATACCGCCGGAACGGCACCACTGGCAAAAGATGAATAACGTTCCGGCTCAGGCTCCAACAGGACACGCCCCTGCATAAACAGGGGCATCAGCTCTGAACCTGGCCTGAACAATACGATCCCCATACGCGGGGCAATTTCAGGAGTCAGTAGTGCTCTCACGGTCACCTCAATGAACGGTATCGAGCAGCTTTAACAGCTCAGGGAATCGGGATTCGAAGAAATGCGGCTGCGTCTCGCGCGGATTTGCGGGACTGGTGATGTTCTTGCCGAACATGCAGCCTTTCGCTGTCAGCGACCAGAATTTTTTGATGTTGTTAATCGCAGTGCGGCTGTATCGTTCACGTTGTTCAACGATCCCCAGCTTCGCCATCTGGTGATATGCCTGATTAGCTGTCAGGCGGATACCATACTGCTTCAGCAGTGCACTCAATGATAGCGTGGGGCGGCTTGAGCCATCAGGCGCGTCAGCAGGAGCATCAATGGCATAGCGCGGTGCCAGATTCGGTAAGCCAACAGCCTCCTGGAGTTTCTGACAGGCACCAAGCACTGAAGAGTTAGACAGGTTTAACTCCCGGCGCATAAAGTCCAGCAGGATCACGCCAGCCTGCATCTTGTCAGCAGCCTGTCCGGATAATTTTTCCGGTGCGCTGGTTACCATATCGAAAGTACGGATCACCTTCAGATGGAATGACGGGCTGATCCACATTGCATAGGCATACACCAGTTCCTTGCAGACATACGTTCCCCGTTCATTTCCCCCATGAATCACACTCACCGGGTCAACACCCAAATTCTGGGTGTTGGTCAATTCATGAACAAGCTCAACAGTTTGTTGGCTGGAAAGAAACTTTCCCGGCTCCTTGGTTCTGGCATTTGCACCAGATGCTACTGCTGCGCGATGCAGATCGTTCAGGCTGTAACGCCCATAAGCATCACGACGAACTTCAATACCATCAATGACCATCAGATTATTCATACTTCGTTTCTCCTTTTGCTCAGGCGGCTGCACCCGCCGTTTTCTCGTACTTACTGATAGTGATCTCGACCTTCCCTTCCGGGATAACCGGTCCCCACTCCACCAGCATTCTTTTCACCTGTCTGTCGTCTTCCCACACACCCGCGTGGGTCAGGGCGTCAAACAGCGCCTTGTTATAGTTGTCCAGATCGCGGATCCGGTTATCCGGAGGAAACAACACGATCTCCACTGAAGCAGGTGCCGACGTTGGTTTTGGCAGACGACGTAACTGCTCAACTATTGCTGCGCACGCCGCGCTCTGAAATTTTCGCCCCGCCGCGCTTATCAGGCTCTTACCAGAAAATGCCCCTTTGTTGGGGTGTCGCCAGTACGTGTTCACGCTGGGCGGAAAAGGCAGGATCAGCTTCATACTTTCAGGTCCCTCTCATGTAACCAGTGGGTTGCACGCAGCCTTGCGTTTTCCTCACCGGCAAGCAGTGCGCGGATAATCCCGACCGCCTCGCTGTCGTCGTCCTTCACCGCGGTATGAAGCGTTATCCCCCGGGCCACGCCACGCTTTATCGTGATGACGCCTTTTTTCTCCAGTGCGCGAAGATGCTCCACCGCTGCATTCACTGAACGGTATCCCAGCATGGTTGCCACCTCCTGATTGGTTGGCGGAAAGCCACGCTCTTTCTGATAAGAAATCAGCATATCCAGCACCTGCTGCTGGCATTGAGTTAATGTCGTCATGCCGCCATCTCCCTGACCAGTTTTTCCGCCTGCTGGCGAACCTGCGCCAGAAACGCCTCACCACATGCCTCAAGTTCATCGCGCCCGATGTAGCTGATTGCCGGTCCCTTCCAGGTCTTGTCAAAAACAGCAATAGCACCAGCGAAAAAAGCTCCTGTCGGTACCTGCTTCTCGTCTTTCGGGATAAACCAGACAGGCAGTTCAAAACCAATACGCCCGCGAATAAAAGCAATATGATCTGCATCTTCCGGCCACCACACTTCGCTGGTGGCAGCTTTGATCAGGAAAACATAGCGCCCGCCCTTATCACGCATGGCACTGGCATGTTTCATGATGTAACGCATGCCGGTGATGTATTGCCCCTCATGCTGACTGGCGCGGCTGTATGGAGGATTACCAAAGGCAGCACCTTTAAGCTCCGCAAGGCGTTCTGACCAGTCATGCGCCAGCGCGTTGTCTTCCGCCGTGTAATACGCGGCACATTTGGCGTTATCACCGTCAGTGAACAGATCCAGAACAAACGGGCCAAACAGGGTGTTAATTCCCCAGAAAATGTTGTCCGGCGTGCGCCACTGATCACCCACTTCCTTCAGTTCATGGGCTGGTTTGTTCCGCAGTTCCACCAGCTCCTGGCAATATTTATTACTCATTAAGCCCCCACGTAATTCCCTGACAGATACCACTCATCACCCGATACAGCGCGCTTGCTGCTTTTCCGTAAACACTGCTCACGACGCACCAGAAAATTGTTTCGTTCTGGCTGGGAGTGGCTTTCACGGAATGCCGCCATCCACACCGTTGCAGCACGACGGTATAGGCCCCTGGACTCCAGTTCTTCCGCCTGGCGGGTCAGGCACAAAATCACCCGGGGATCGTTAGTGCCGACATAGAAATTGCGCACAGGTCTGGTTTCACGAACTGGTTGTGGTTCCGGCTCCTGCGCTCTCTCAGTCAGGCGTGGGAAATGTCTGCGTGTATCTCCTTCACAACGGTGAGCCACACGCCCACTCTGACGTAACTTGCTTGCTGACTGCAGAACGCGCTGCCGTGAGTAACCTGCAAAAGCATCCGCAATGTCTCCGGAAGTACACCCCGGATGGGCTTCAATGAATTTCTGAACTTCATTCAAAAGACTCATGATCACCCCCTGAATCCTGCCGGGATCTGGCTGTAGTCCACGTTGTCGTAACTGGCTTTGAAGTACGGGTCTTCACGTTTTTCTGTGTGCGTGCTGACGGACGGCGATAAGCGCAGGGAAAGCTCATCCCATTTTTCCCGCAACTTCGACGGGCTGAGCACGTTACGGCACCAGAACGGATCGCGGCTGACGCGGCTGTACATCTCGCAGATTTGTTTGTGAGTACGACCATCCTGCACACACATCAGGCGAATTTCGTTTGCCCAGGCTGTCCAGTTCGGTTCTTTGGGACGAACCACCTCGCCGTCACATTCGGCGGCCTGCTCGTACAGGGCGATGATTTTTTTCCAGAGCCACTGTGCGCAGGTCAAATCATCCTGCGTTCCCCACTGGCGCTTTTTAGGGCTGAATACAACCGCATCAGGATGGCGAGTTAAAAACTCCTGTTCAGCCGTTTGCGTGTCCGGTTGCGAAGCGTCCGGACGAGAAGAGGTTTTATTCTCTGTAGTAATCTCTGTTGTATTCTCTGTAAGATCATTGGGCCATTTTGACCCGATGACAGCGTGTCGTTTTGAACCAATGGATCGTGTCATTTTGCGCCCATCCATCAGGTCACTTTGACCCGATGGAGAAGTGCATTTTGACCTGATCGATTCGTTCACTTTGACCTCTTCTAAAAGCTCACTTTCATAGTTGATCGTGTAGAAGTTGGTCATGTCACGCTTCGATTTATTGAGTTGCTCGCGACGCAAAACCCCAAGTGATTTCAGGCTTGCAAATGTGCGTTTCAGAGTGGACTCTGACCAGAACGGAAACTGCTCCAGCCACTGTTCTGTCGTGTTATAAACCCAGCGAATTCCGCCATGCTCAGTGCCTGAATTCGTTTCATTCAGCCAGTAATGAAGCTGCTGCAACACAATTGCCTCATTCAGACCAATACGGCATGCAAGATCACGATTTATCACAATGGGCTGGGATGTCATTAACAGGCTCATGACCGACCTCTATTTCCCTGAATTTACGACGAAACTGTTCGAGCGGACTGAAGCATTCATGTTCATAGCCTTCACGGAGGTAGATAACCCGTTGTGTTTCCGGCTCCCAACGAATGACTCTGACGGGCACTCCGTAGTGATCTTTGAACCAGCGGTTAACTTGTCGCAAAGGACTGTCTCCTTCTGCCGGTTGAAATCACCCACAGCCCACTCTGCAAAGCTGTGGGTTACAATTTCCCTGTCACCTGGTACATTCACTGCATAGCAATACTCCACCTTCGCTTTTCCACCCGGTACAGGAAGCGCAATCAGTTGCGAGCGACGGTAGTGTGTTGTTAAACTGTTCATGCGTTAGTTTCTCCACAGACACAAAACGCCACGGCGCCCGGAGCTGCACACTCGCGGGCGTCACTCTTTTCTGGAGCGCAAAAGATTTTGTAGACCAGTGCTGCATGCTCCTGCAGCTTCGAAATTGACATGTACAGCTCGTCGTTAATTGCTGCCTGCTCGTGTGGTTCCACCACCCCGTCTTCAATTGCTGAACGAATCTGTCTGGAATAACTGCCGATCTGTTCAATGACCTCCAGCAGGCGCTGGTTGATATCGGCGTTCTCTACTTCCTCAATTTCAGGAAGTGATACAAACACCCCACCAGCAGACTGTGCGACAGCATCCGCAATGTGGTGATTGCCAGCAGCACGCTGTAAAACCATTGCCCATCCCAACGGGAAAATCTGATCGCCATCTGCACGAAGGCGGTTGAATAAAGCGTTCTCTGTTACATCCAGCCAGTCAGCAGCTTCAGCGTAACCCCCTGGCAATGCCGCGATAGTTTTTCTGACAGCTTTCACGTACCACTCAGGTTGTTTTTCCACTTTCCAATGATGCTTACCCACGGCTTACCTCCTGTTCCTGTGGTTTAAACCCATTCTGGTTTTGGCTAGATTGAAAACGTGCCGGATAAAGAATCTGCATTTCGCTGATTTCACCCTTAAAAAAATTGGCCAGACGTTCTGCAAGATCGATAGATGGAATTTGTTCCAGTCTTTCAATACGACTCAGCGTCGCTGGATTGACCTGAACGCCCGCAGCAACATGCTGCAAAGTAAATCCGTGCGCCTTACGCACATTCCGTAATGGTGATTGCATATAACCTCCACATATTGCGTGATGAGCATATTATTTCACGCAAATATTTTGCGCAAGTTGATTTGCTTAACGCGCAATAAAGAAATGTAATAAACGCATGAACATAGGAAATCGAGTCAGACAACTTCGCCAGGCGAAGAACATGAAAATCGCCGATCTCGCTGAAGCAATAGGAGTGGATGCGGCGAATATCTCGCGCCTCGAAACAGGTAAGCAGAAACAATTCACTGAACAAGCCCTGAGTAATATTGCCAGGAGCTTAGGTGTTGATATTGCTGATCTCTTTACCTCAGACCTCAAAAGTAATACTGTATGTAAAAACAGTATTAGTGAGGATGTTGCGCAGGTGAAGGATGTATTCCGTATTGAAATGCTGGATGTCAGTGCCAGTGCGGGAAATGGCCTTATCCAGGGCGGTGATGTCATTGATGTGATTCATGCCATTGAATACAGAACTGATAATGCTGTATCGATGTTTGGTGGACGACCAGCAAATCACATTAAAGTTATCAACGTTCGTGGGGACAGTATGTGTCCAACCATTGAGCCAGGAGATCTCATCTTCGTTGATATCAGTATCAATCAGTTTGATGGGGATGGTATATATGTATTTGGTTTTGATGATAAAATTTACGTCAAACGACTGCAAATGATACCTGATAAACTGCTGGTAATTTCTGATAATCAGATTTACCGCGAATGGGGAATTACCAGCGAAAACGAACACCGGTTTATGGTCTTTGGAAAGGTCTTAATCAGTCAGTCACAAACCCTTAAGCGACACAATTAACCCCCTACCTCAACATCAATTAGCCACCAGAAGGTGGCTTTTCATTACTCACGCTATTGCATATCTCGCAATAAAATACTTGCACGCTACGCAATTTCATTTTATCTTTCTTTCCAGACCAACAAACAAGGTCCTGACAAAATTTGGTTGTAACACGGCGTATGGCACATGCGTCGTTAGCGGTCTGGGGACGTTAAAGGGGACAATCCACTCCTTGCTCGGGCAAACAAACCAGGTAGCCGGAATGTGCAAGTCAATGAGGATGCTGATAAGACGCCTAACCAGCGTGGCGATTCGGTTTGACGCCTGGGAAGAGACCAGGGTGCAACGATGAGGGCATTTATGGAACCTCGACAAAGTGTGGTGCCGTAACTGGCTAAGTGCTCTCAGCGTTGTGGTAATCCGCGAAATGGCGCGGCGGTAAGTATGGCGGGGTTACTCTTTCCCCGTTGAGGACACCGGATTGTCAGGTTGACCATACGCCTGAGTGACAACCCCACCACAACAGCCACTGCTTTGGCGGTACCAGTTTGTACACTTGCTTCCGGCTGGTACCGCTCTTTTTACAAAACAGAGAAGAGCATCACCGGACGACGGGCTCATAACCCAATCCATCCGGGCGGCTACCACCGCAGGTGTTCTTCTCTGTTTTGTGGAGAAACCAACCGACCTTGCAGGGTCGATATGATGAGGAGCAGCAAAATGGCTAGCGAACGCAGTACCAACGTGCAGGAATTTATCGGGGAGCTGGACGGCGGCGTATTTGAAACCAAAATCGGCGCAGTTCTCAGTGAAGTCGCTTCCGGTGTGATGAACACGAAAACCAAAGGTAAGGTCTCACTCAACCTGGAAATCGAACCATTTGATGAGAACCGTGTGAAAATCAAACACAAACTCTCATATGTTCGCCCGACTAACCGCGGGAAAATTTCCGAAGAAGACACCACCGAAACGCCGATGTATGTCAATCGCGGTGGTCGCCTGACTATTCTGCAGGAAGACCAGGGACAATTACTGACTCTTGCCGGTGAACCTGACGGAAAACTCCGCGCAGCAGGTCATTAATATCGTTCTTAATTAACTGATTATTTATCTCATCACTGAATATCTTAATATAGTGAGGACTTATTATGTCTCAGAACTTAGACTCAACCGCAATTAATCAAATCCATGCCCTTATTTCTGCTCAGGGTGTTAATGAAATTATCAGTAAGATTGGTGCCGATGCTGTGGCATTGCCTGAGAATTTCCGCATTCATGATCTGGAAAAATTTAATTTAAATCGTTTCCGTTTCCGTGGTGCACTTTCCACTGCCAGCATCGATGACTTTACCCGTTATTCTAAAGATCTTGCAGATGAAGGCACCCGCTGCTTTATCGATGCCGATAATATGCGAGCCGTCAGTGTGCTTAACCTGGGTACTATTGATGAACCAGGTCACGCAGATAACACCGCCACTCTCAAACTGAAAAAGACAGCACCGTTCTCTGCTCTGTTGTCTGTTAATGGCGAGCGTAACTCCCAGAAGTCACTGGCAGAATGGATTGAAGACTGGGCAGACTACCTTGTGGGCTTTGATGCTAATGGTGACGCCATTCAGGCAACCAAAGCGGCTGCGGCGATCCGTAAAATCACAATTGAAGCGAACCAGACCGCTGATTTTGAAGACAATGACTTCAGCGGCAAACGCTCCCTGATGGAGTCTGTCGAAGCGAAGACCAAAGACATTATGCCAGTGGCATTTGAATTTAAATGCGTTCCGTTTGAAGGTCTGAAAGAACGTCCGTTTAAATTACGCCTCAGCATTATCACTGGCGATCGTCCTGTACTGGTTCTGCGCATTATTCAGCTGGAGGCGGTGCAGGAAGAAATGGCTAACGAATTTCGTGATCTGCTTGTTGAGAAATTCAAGGACAGCAAAGTAGAAACCTTTATTGGTACTTTCACCGCCTGATTTCATTACTGCAAATGCCCCTGCGGGGGCATTTATGGAAACGTAATTTACTCAATAATCGCCGGATGGTGAGGGATTCTTTTTACCAGAATTCAGCGCGGTGCAGCGCATATACGTGGAGAACAAAATGTCATTTATCAAAACTTTTTCTGGGAAGCATTTTTATTATGACAGGATAAATAAAGACGACATCGATATTAACGATATCGCGGTTTCCCTTTCAAATATCTGTCGCTTTGCCGGTCATCTTTCGCACTTCTACAGCGTCGCCCAACATGCGGTTCTTTGCAGCCAGCTGGTGCCGCAGGAATTTGCTTTTGAAGCGTTAATGCATGATGCAACAGAAGCGTATTGCCAGGACATTCCCGCACCACTGAAACGCCTTCTTCCTGACTATAAACGGATGGAAGAAAAAATAGACGCCGTAATCCGTGAGAAATACGGGTTACCACCGGTTATGAGTACGCCCGTGAAATATGCCGATCTCATCATGCTGGCAACCGAACGCCGCGATCTCGGGCTTGATGATGGCTCTTTCTGGCCTGTACTGGAAGGTATCCCGGCAACAGAGATGTTCAACGTGATTCCACTGGCTCCAGGCCATGCCTACGGGATGTTTATGGAACGCTTTAACGAATTATCGGAGTTACGCAAATGCGCATGAATGTTTTCGAAATGGAAGGATTTCTTCGCGGGAAATGTGTACCGCGAGATCTGAAAGTGAATGAAACGGATGCTGAATACCTGGTGCGTAAATTTGATGCGCTTGAAGCTAAATGTGCAGCACTGGAAAACAAAGTAATACCAGTGTCAGCTGAACTGCCGCCAGCGAATGAAAGTGTTCTGTTATTTGATGCTAATGGAGAAGGCTGGCTGATTGGCTGGCGTTCTCTCTGGTATACATGGGGGCAAAAAGAAACCGGAGAATGGCAGTGGACATTTCAGGTCGGGGACCTTGAAAACGTCAACATCACTCACTGGGCAGTAATGCCAAAAGCACCGGAGGCTGGAGCATAATGACCACATTTACCGATAAAGAACTGATTAAAGAAATCAAAGAACGAATCAGCAGCATGGACGTGCGAGACAATGTTGAGCGCCGTGCTTATAAAATTGCTCTGGCATCGCTGGAAGAGGATCCGGTGGCATGGCTGCATTCAGACAATGGCTTAGGTATTCCGGCAATAACCAGGAGTAAAAACATTGCTGACAGTTGGTTATCAAAGGGCTGGTATGTTCAGCCGCTATATATAGCCAAGCCAGTGCCGGTGGTGCCAGATGCTCGTCCGTCTTTAAATAATGGCATAGTCGGTTTTGATGAAGGCTGGAACGCCTGCCGCGCTGCCATGCTCTATGGTGCCGTACCTGCAAGCCAGGCTTACAAGTTGCCACAAACGCAGTTTAAACAGGTTGCTGACCTCTACGAAATGCAATTTGATGACGGTCGCACTTGTGCCTTTCACACTGATGCGCAAAAGGCTGTGCAATGGCTTCAGGCGTGCGACGGAAACAGGGTTCAGGAATACGTTAAGCTGGAACGATTGCAGAACGCACTGTCTGGCAACTCTCCGGTAACTCCGGATGGTTGGGTTATGGTGCCGAAGAGACTAACAGCCGAGAACGGCGCTAAGGGGGCGCTATCCGGTGAATTTTCAGAAACTACGTTTATAAGCTGCCTGGAATGCTTTGGCGATGATGATTGCGATACCTGTGACGGGAGCGGACGTATTGAAATTAAAGTGCCAGTCACGTGGTCGACCATAAAATCTATCTGGGATAAAGGTATCGAGTATTTTGCAGCAAAACCATCACAAGAGGTGAAGTGATGAACAACTTAATGATCGACCTTGAGACGATGGGGAAAAATAAGGATGCACCGATCGTTTCCATTGGCGCGGTGTTCTTCACTCCAGAAACCGGAGACATCGGACAAGAATTCTATACGGTTGTTAGCCTGGACAGTGCTATGAAGCAAGGAGCTACACCTGACGGCGATACCATCCTGTGGTGGTTGAAACAGAGCTCTGAAGCACGAGCTGCAATCTGTATTGATGATACTTTGTCGATCAGCGATGCACTCTCTGAACTGAGCCATTTCATTAATCAGCATGCAGACAATACAAAATATTTAAAAGTCTGGGGTAACGGGGCCACCTTCGACAACGTAATTTTACGTGGAGCTTACGAGCGAGCAGGACAAATCTGCCCGTGGGCGTACTGGAATGACCACGATGTACGCACGATCGTTACGCTTGGGCGTTCCATCGGATTCGACCCAAAAATGGACATGCCTTTCGATGGCGAACGGCACAACGCCCTGGCTGATGCCCGTCATCAGGCAAAATATGTTTCCGCTATCTGGCAGAAACTAATTCCTGCCACCAGCACAGAATTATGATTTTCCCGGGTGCAGCCGGTTTTGATGGAGAAAATTATGAACACCTTGTTTTTACTGATGGCTGAATTCAATACCCCAAACATTGAGCTGTCAGCTGTATGCCAAAAGTATTTCGGTATGAGCCCTAACACAGCAGAAGCGAAAGCAAATGCATGCCAATTGCCGATCCCGACTTATCGTGTTGGTACATCACAGAAAGCAAAGCGCTGCATCAACATTCAGGATCTTGCTGAATATATAGATAAACGGCGTGAAGAAGGCAGAATTGAATGGGAGAGGGTAAGAACAAATAGGAAAATAAATAACTAATCTCACAAAAAACCCGCTTCGGCGGGTTAGTTTTCATCTTTATAATTCTGGGCAATTCGCGCCAGATAGCTCATCACATCATGTTTTCTTGCTTTTTCATGTGCATCGGGATACATAATAGCAATGAGTGAATATTTATTCTCATAAAGCTCACCTTGGACATACACAAGACAAGCATCATTATCAGGATCACCTTTCTTGCAGACCCTATCCGGTTGTGGAAGTTTCTCGGGAAACTTGTTTGGCGGTAGACAAAGATGGATATGCATCAACCCAGCCCGAAAAGCACCATAGGGCTGAGTATACGCAACGTCCCTACCGAAATAATGCGGAAGCTCACCGGTTGCTTTGTATCTCTTGAAATCATCAATGATAGAAGACTCTAGCTCCGGGAATTTGAGAAAAACTTCATCAAAAAATTCAGCTCTAGTTTCTGGATTAATAGAGACTTCTAGATGCATGGTCGTCCGCTATCGGTTAGTGAAATTGCATCGATTTTAGCTTATTTGATGTGTGACTAGCTAGTGCTGCAATTCCAGCAAGATCCGCGCGCCCGCTAAACGTAACAGTTTCTTTAAATATGCTCTTTATGTAATTGTTAAGGCGAGTGACAGATGAGCGAGCTTTAGCAATATGACGCCAGTAAACCTTCAGTTCTGACCTGATAAATTCAGGCAGAGGCGATTCAATTGTACGCTTCACTTCTTCTTCAAAAGCACGCAGGAACATTTCGCATGCCTCTGTCGTATCTGTCCCGTTTTTGGAAACAAACTCGCGAGCATCTTGGCTATTAAGATCAATCAAACAGATATAGTAGTCATCTGCTGCAATTGTTAACTTTTGCAAGATCTCCTTACCCTCTTCCATTCTGCGTGAGAATTCCTCAACAGAAGGAGAGTACTCAAAAGGTTTAGCAATCACAGGGGCTGGCTGGATGATGAACTCCTGCGCCATAGCAGCAGGACAAGCCAGAGGCCCGCACAATGCAGCAAAAGTAATGGCGTTAAACGGATTCAT